CAAAGCAAGTTCAACTTGCATTCCGTAAAGCGTCTACTGTTGAAGACATCACCAATAATGATTACTTTGGTGAAATCGCAAACATGGGCGACAGTGTCAAAATCATTAAAGAACCTGAAGTGTCTGTACAGAGCTATGCTCGTGGTACACAAATCACTGCTCAAGATCTGAATGATGAAGACTTCACCTTGGTTGTTGACCAAGCTAACTACTACGCTTTCAAGATTGATGACATCGAAGCAGCTCACTCACATGTGAACTTCATGCAGATGGCTTCTGATCGTGCAGCGTATCGTTTGCGTGATCAGTATGACCAAGATGTCTTGGGTTACTTGTCTGGTTTCTCACAGTCTGCAAAGCATGTGAATCCTGATACAGCTCGTACAGCAGCCGCTGGTACTAAGGCAGTTACTGCCGCTGGTGCTGATGAGTTGTTGGCTACTATGAAGCTGAAAAAAGGTAGCTTTGGTAACATCACCACTTCCTCTGCTGGTGAGCATTCCATTCCTTTGACTCCCCGTCTGCCCGGTGCAACAGCTTTGCCTACCGCTACAGCATCTCCTTTGATGGTGATTGCTCGTATGGGTCGCTTGCTGGATCAACAGTTTGTTGACTCTGGTGGTCGTTGGTTGGTGGTTGATCCTATCTTCATCGAAATGCTGAAGGACGAAGACAGCCGTTTGTTGAATGGTGACTTTGGTGGTTCTGGTTTGCAGAACGGCTTGGTCATTAACAACTTGCATGGCTTCCGTGTATATGTTTCTAACAACCTACCTAAAGTTGGTACTGGTGCTGGTACTGCAGGTACTGCAAACCAAAACACTGACTTTGGTGTGATTGTTGCTGGTCATGACTCTGCTGTTGCAACTGCTCAGCAAATCACTAAGACCGAGACATATCGTGATCCAGACAGCTTCGCTGACATCGTGCGTGGTATGCATCTTTATGGTCGCAAAATCTTGCGTCCTGAAGGCATCGTCACTGCTAAATACAACGCTGCTTAAGGAGAACGATAATGGCAACTGTTACAACTTTGGCTGGTTCAGCCTCCGCTGGTCGCACCGCTGGTGCTATCCCTTACTTGGTCGATGTTACTATTGACTTCGCTGCCGCAGCTACAGCTAAAGGTTCTGCCTTGGCTGCTGCTGACGTTATTGAGTGTATCAATGTTCCCGCCAACACCCTCATCTTGAATGCTGGTTTTGAAGTTATCACCGTTTTGGGTGGTGAGTCAAACGATACAGCTCTTGACTTGGGTGTTACTGGTGTAGACGCTGACGTATTCGTTGATGGCTTTGATGGTGATGCTGCTGCTGCTGGTGCTTATGCCCAGAACGCTGCTGCTTTCCAGCCTGTCGTTATTGCTACTGCTGACACTATCGACTTGCTCATCCAAGCTGCTACTACTGCTCCCACCTCTGGTGAGTTGCGTGTGTGGGCTGTCTTGATGAATGTTGATGGTCGCCCAGCTCGTGCTTCCGTTGACCGTGAGCAACTGGCCTAATAGCTAGTTAATACTGGGAGGGGCTTAACCGCCTCTCCCTTTTATTGTTTAAAAATTATGTCTACATTTATTTCTTTAACAAATGAATTGCTGCGAAGAATGGGGGAGGTTGTTTTAGACACCACCGAATTCGCTGGAGCTAGAAACATTCAAGCTCTAGCCAAGAATGCTATCAATTCATCTATTAGAGAATTGATGCATGGTGCTCAAGAATGGCCCTTTGCTCTTACTACTTATACACAAACAATGACAGCGGGTACGGGAACATATTCCTTCCCCGCTGATTTGTCTAGTGTTGATTGGGAAAGTTTCTATCTCAAGCAGCTAACAGCAGCAAATAATGATCCGGCTCGTTTACCTGTTCTTACATATGTTGACTACTTAGACAACTATCGTCCCGGTGAAGATGTAAATGGCACTGGAGGCCGTGGTCCTTCTATTGCTGTTTATCAAACACAAGAAGCTAAGTTTGGTGTGACTCCAAAACCCGATCAGGCTTATGAGATTGAGTATAAGTATTGGTCTTTTCCTGCTGCCCTGTCTGCTGATACAGACGTAGCTATTATTCCTGATAGGTTTAATGGTGTGTTGCTTGATGGTGCTATGTTCTACATGCTTATGTTCAGATCTAATGAACAGGGAGCAACAATGTATAAAGAAAAGTTTGAGACAGGTATCAGAACAATGCGTAGGCTTTTGTTAGATGAGCCTTTGTATATGCGTTCAACAATGATTGTTAAGCCTTCCTTTAATCCAAGAGTGTTTTAATGGCAGACAGAATTAGTGGCTTTAAGGTTACATGTATTGGTGGAATGAACACCAATAGGGATGTACTATCTCAAGGTGAGATATATCAAGGGTCAGCCACACAGCTAATTAATTATGAGCCAGCTATTACTGGCGGCTATAGACGGATTAGTGGATATGCTAATAGTTATGGAACTGTAACTGGCACAGGTAGTGTACTTGGTGTTATGGTTTCAGAGAGTTTAAATGATGGCATCTTTGCTTGTCGCAAACCCTCTGCTGGTACAAATTACTTTTATAAGTGGGTAGCTTCTTCTTCCACTTGGTCAGCCATTACAACTCCAGCAGGTGTTACAATGGTGGGAGTTAAGAAGGTTAGGTTTACTAGATTTAATTGGGGTGCTCCTAAGATTGCATTAACTGATGGAATCAATCCGGCTGCTGTGTATGATGGAACTACCTATACACAAATTACAGATGCTAATGCTCCTAATAGTCCTAAGTATTCTGCTGCCTTTAAGAATCATTTGTTCTTAGCTGGTGATACAACAGATCCTTACAACTTATATATTTCTTCTCCTTTGGCAGAGACAAACTTTAATCCAGCAAATGGTGCTGCTGTTATCAATGTAGGTTTTGAAATTGTTCAGATTAAACAGTTTAGAGATACGTTGTACATCTTTGGTAAGAATGCCATTAAGAGTTTGACAGGAACTAACATTGCTGACTTTGTGGTTGGTGAAGTGACAACAAATTTAGGTTGTGTTGTTCCAGATAGTGTGATAGAACTGGGTGGCAGTTTAGTGTTCCTTGGTCCTGATGGTTTTAGACCAGTGGCTGGAACAAGTAAGATTGGTGATGTGGAATTGGAAACAATTTCAAAACAAATTCAATTCACCATTACATCAATCTTACAAGAACTTGTAGCTGGTTCTATTGATCCAGAAACACTAAGCTCTGTAGTGCTTCGTAAGAAGTCACAGTTTAGATTGTTCTTACCAGCCGAAGGAACCTTTGGTTTGTTAGGTGGTCTTAGGGCCAGCGAAGGTGGTGTGTCTTTTGAGTATAGTCAGCTTTTTGGCTTTCCAGCTACATGTGCTTCTAGTGGATATGTTGGTGTAGATGAGATTGTTATTCATGGGGACTCTACTGGTAAGGTGTATAAACAAGAGACAGGAAGTTCTTTTAATAGTACAGAAATCCTGAGTGTTTACCAAACACCTTTCTACTATTTTCAAGATCCTTCAATCCGTAAAAACTTCTATAACATCTCTACATTCTTGCGTAGTGAGGGATCGACTAGTATTGTGATGGGTGTGTCGTATGACTTTGATGACTCTGTTAATGTCTTCAATCCAGCCAACTATAACATTTTAACAACTGGTGCTGCTGCTTATTACAATGAAGCCATCTATGATGCTTCAGCAATTTACGATGGTAATCCATCACCAGTAGAGAAAACAAACATTGAAGGCTCTGGATTCTCCATTGCTTTCAAATATGTGACTAATGATCAGAATGCTAGTCACACAATTCAGGGCTTGGTCTTGAATTATTCGATGAATGACAGACGCTAAGGGGAAACTAAATGGCAGGTTATGTAAGACAGTCGGCTGCTGATATTGTACCAACGGGTGTAGTTCGTGCAGCTCCAATTAACAATGAGCTTAATGCTCTGCGTGATGCTTTTGCTACTGCTGCTGGTCATAGACATGATGGCACTGCTGCTGAGGGTCATCCTGTTCCTGTTATTGGAGATGCTGACTTATTAAACAAGATTGCTACAGACACTAGTAATAATAGACATGGTGTGTTTGTTGAAGTAGCTGCTGCTGCTGTTGAGCAGGTACGCTTTCAAGATGGTGCTATTGTTCCAGTAACAGATAATGACATTGACTTAGGCACTAGCTCCTTAGAATTTAAAGACTTACACATTGATGGCACAGCCAACATTGACAGCTTAGTTGCTGACACTGCTGACATTAATGGTGGAACAGTTGACGCTGCTATTGTTGGTGCAACCACTCCTGCTGCTGGTACATTCACTACACTCACTGCCAACACCTCTTTAGTTGCAGCCACTGCTGACATCAATGCAGGTACTATTGATGGTGCTGTGATTGGTGGCTCTTCTGCTTTAGCCATCACAGGCACTACAGTTACAGCCACCACTGGCTTTGTTGGTAGTCTTACTGGTGCTGTCACTGGTAACACTGCAGGAACACACACTGGTGCTGTTGTTGGTAATGTTACAGGAAACTTAACAGGTAATGTTACAGCCTCTACAGGCACATCAACATTCAATGATGTCACCATCAATGGTGGTTTGAACATGGATGCTGGCACTGCTGCCACCATCACCAACTTAACTTCTCCTACAAACTCTGGCGATGCAGCTACCAAAGGCTATGTTGACACAG